CCCAACTTTCTCTGGTCCAATCCGGGCCGGTAACATTCGTAATCCTGTAGGAACTACGGTTGGCACAGACGTTGCTAACGTAGGTTATGTTGTCATGATGCAAACGCACACAATGGACCTCTCTGGAGGCGCTATTGCTGCAGGTGCAACCGACATGGTAATTCCAGCAAACTCTAAGATTATTGACGTAGTTGTAGATTTATCTACCGCAGCTAACGCTACTACCAACCTTAGCGTTGGTGATACTGTTGGTGGAGCTACGACTATCCTCAACACGCTTGCAACTGGCACAAGTGCTGGTCTTAAGACTATTACCACTCAAGGTGGTGGTACGGGCGAGTGGGCAAACACTGGTACAGCTGACCTTAAATTGACCGTCACTAACAGTGCAGCAACCAACGCTGGCGTAGCCGTTATCACGATTATGTACGCACAGGCTTACAACACTGCGGTACAGCCATAGGGAGTAGGGAATGTCTAGTTCTGATATCCAATCAAAACGGATTACAGGAACCGGATCATTAGGTGTTGGCCCTGCACGTATTACGCAGATTCAAGTCCTGACCACTACTGGTTCTCCTCGCGTTACTGTTACTAATGGTAATGGCGGGGATACCGTACTGGATCTAGACTTTAATGCAAGTTCTACGCACTCGGTCAATATACCTAACGACGGTATACGCTGTAACTCAGATGTCTATATCTCTGCCTTTACTGCTTGTACAGCAGCGACTGTTTTCTATAGGTAACGCAGATGCGTGCTTATTACAAAGCAGGTGGGGGAGTATCTAAATCCCCTGCGTGGACGCGCAAAGAAGGTAAGAGCGAGTCTGGCGGCTTGAACAAAAAAGGTGTTGCTAGTTATCGTAAGGCTAACCCCGGCAGCAAGTTAAAAACTGCTGTTACTACGAAGCCAAGCAAGCTGAAAAAAGGTTCTAAAGCCGCTAAACGCCGTAAGTCCTTCTGTGCTCGCATGGAAGGTATGAAGAAACGCAACACAAGCTCTAAGACAGCGAATGATCCGAATAGCAGGATCAACAAAAGTTTACGGAAGTGGAACTGCTAATGCCCGCTAAGTCTAAAAAACAACAGCGATTTATGTCAGCGGTAGCCAATAACCCTAAATTCGCTAAACAAGTTGGTGTCCCAAAAAATGTCGGGGAGAAGTTCATGAAAATGAAAAAATATAAATCCGGTGGCTTTCCTGATCTGACAGGTGACGGTAAGGTTACAAAAGCTGACATTTTAAAGGGTCGTGGAGTAAAAAAACTAAACGAAGGTGGTGTAACTAACATGAAGAAACAAGGATATAACGCTCGCCTAGATGATTCTATGGGCGCTAAAAACGGTAAGAAAAAACAATCCATGAAGTCTCGTCGTGATGAGAGTGAAGGTATGGAAATGGCTATGGGCAAGCGTAAGTTTGCTGGTGACAAAGCTATGAAGTTCCAAGCGGGTGGACGTATGCCTGTAGGTATGGCTAACCCACGCGCTGGTGCTATGGGCGGTCAAATGCCTCAGCAAGGTCCAGAACTTATGATGCCTGAAACAGGGAGTATGCCTCCACGACGCATAAACGACCCTACGGCGGAACAACGTCGTCAAGCTGCTGCTAGAGCTAGTCGTCGCGCAAGAGGTGGCCGTAGATCTGGGGCTGGTGGCAGAAAAGCTGGCGGTAAGATCTACAAGGCTGGCGGAAAAGTCCGTGGAGCGGGTTGTGCTACCAAAGGCGTACGTGCCGCTAAAATGGTAAGTATGAAGGGTAGCTAATGCGTTGCTACTATAAAAAAGGCGGTTCGGTTAAAGACGCGTGCTATAACAAAGTTAAGTCTCGCTATAAGGTCTTTCCGTCCGCCTATGCTTCAGGTGCTATTGCGAAGTGTCGTAAGAAAGGCGCTAAGAACTGGGGTAATAAGAGTGGCAGTTAGGAAGACCGCAAAGGGTGCAGCCCTGAAACGTTGGTTTAAGGAAGACTGGAAAGACGTTAAGACAGGTAAAGCCTGTGGCAGAAAGAAGGGTGATAAGCGCGGTACACCGTATTGTAGACCTACAAAGCGGGTATCTGCCAAGACACCTAAAACGTCTTCTGAAATGACCAAAGCGGAGAAGACTAAACGGATAGCCCAGAAGAAAAAACTGGGTCAACCAGCGGGTAAACCGAAACGCGTAACACCGTTACGTAGGAAAAAGAAGTAATGGCTAAAGGTGTAAAACATTATTACCAAGACGGTCGTGAGCACAAAGGGGGCATGCACAAGCACCCTGATGGCAAACTTATGACGGGTAAAAAGATGTCAAGCGCCTCTAAGAAGCTGTATCACTACGGCCAGCTTTCCGCAAAAGCTAAACAGAAAGCTAAGAGCGGGTGGGGAAGATGACTACATCAGGAAGCACAGCATTCAATATGCCGTTCACAGACATCGCTGAAGAGGCGTGGGAACGCGCTGGGCGTGAGTTACGGTCTGGGTATGATCTCCAGACTGCACGTCGTTCTATGAATCTGATGACGATTGAGTGGCAAAACCGTGGCATTAACATGTGGACTATTGAGCAGGGGTCGTTAGATCTTGTGCAAGGGCAGTCTACGTACGCTTTACCGGACGACACGATTGACCTACTGGAACACTCTATTCGGACGGGTGCGAACAACCAAACTACCCAATCTGACCTAACACTGAGTCGGATTAGTATCAGTACGTACTCGTCAATACCAAACAAGATAACCCAAGCGCGTCCCATACAAGTCGTCGTGCACAGAGATAGTGGGCAAACTTACCCGACAGGTCTTACTTTAGCCGCTACCGCATCCAGCACAGATACGACTATTACCCTCAGTGGGGTGGCTGGTCTACCCCCTGCAGGGTTCATCAAGCTAGAAAACGAAATTATTAACTACAGTTACATTACCGGTAACGTGTTACAGAACTGCTTCAGAGGCCAACAGGGCACCACAGCAGCGTCGCATACTGTGGGTGGTACCGCTATACCAGCGTACTGGGAACAAGTCCCCTCGGTAACTGTATGGCCCGTCCCGGACAATGTTGAAAGTTACCAGATCATTTACTGGCGTATGCGGCGTGTACAAGACGCGGGTAATGGTATTGAGACAGCCGACATGAATTTTAGGTTCTTCCCGTGTTTAGTAGCGGGATTGGCCTACCATATTGCTATGAAAGTCCCTGAGTTTATGGACAGAGTACCTATGCTTAAGGCAGCGTACGAAGAACAATTTGAACTTGCTGCAGGAGAAGATAGGGAAAAAGCCCCGATTAGGTTTGTGCCTCGCGCAGGTAGGATCTAACAATGGGTACGAGGTTTGCTTCTGATAAGAAAGCCATCGCTATGTGCGATGTGTGCGGGTTTCAGTTCAAACTAAAACAGTTGAAGAGCTTGGTTGTTAAGGACAGAGAGACGCAGATAAAAGCGTGCCCAGAGTGTTGGAATCCGGGGCAACCACAGCTTAAACTAGGTGAGTTTCCGGTCAGTGATCCACAGGCAATACGGAACCCTAGACCTGATAGAAGTTTGGGTGTATCAGGAGTTAACAGCAGCAGAGATATTCAGTGGGGTTGGAGTCCGGTAGGTGGCGGTAATGATCCGTTTGGGCTAACCCCTAACAATTTAATAGGTACTGGGTCAGTAGGAACAGTTACAGTAACGACTACATAGGAGTAGTACGATGTATAACCCTAAAAACGTTTTTGGTATGGACGAAGTGAAAGTACATAAAGACAAAGGTGTTAAGTCTTATGGCCCTAAACCAAGCATGAAGGGCGTCAAGACTTCCGGTATCAAGATGCGCGGCGCTGGCGCTGCGACTAAAGGTTTTATGTGCCGAGGGCCGATGGCTTAAACCATGAATTACACGCAGCTTAAAGCAGATATTCAGGACATTTGTGAAACAAGTTTTACAGATGACCAACTCGCTTTGTTTACTGAACAGTCGGAACAGAAGATATACAACACTGTACAGATCCCTGCGTTACGTAAAAACGTTACTGGTTCGCTGACCACAGACAATAAATATCTAGACACGCCGTCTGATTTTCTATGGTCGTACTCTCTGGCAGTAGTTGATGGTAGTGGTAATTACTCATACTTGATTAACAAAGACGTTAACTTCATACGTGAGGCATACCCAAACGCTACATCTACAGGCATACCTGTACATTACGCATATTTTAATGACGATGCGTTTATTGTTGGGCCAACACCTAACAGCGGGTACTCGGTAGAGCTGCACTATGGGTATTACCCTGAGTCTATCGTGACCGCAGGTACTACGTGGCTAGGTAACGAGTTTGACAGTGCATTATTGAATGGTGCGTTGGTTGAAGCGATACGGTTTATGAAAGGTGAACCTGATCTTGTGGCTCTGTA